GCGCAGACTGGTTGCGATGGCATATTCGACGTTGCAAATGATCGTGTGTGTTTCGCCGCGATATTGAACGATGGCTCCAATACCCTGGTCATCTATCGCGGCTCTCCGATCAGCAATCCAACATGGGCCGCGCCGGAGACGATAGACAGCACTGGGTTCTCGAATAACTCAGCAACGCTGATTCTGGATGGGTCTGGTAATGAGCGCGTGTTCTGGCTGAGTTATGACGATAATTTCGACTTCAATCCGCAGTCTACGATCCGCACGAGTACGCATTCTGGCGGTGTCTGGTCTGCGCAGTCAATTTACTACAGCATCGCACTGAATCCGTACTCCGATCCGAACCCGGCCAACTGTCACAATGACCGGATTTATAACACTGGAGTGGAATGGAGCAGCGGACAGCCGTGGGTGCAATTTGATGGTACCAGCCCGAACTTTAGTCCGGGCGGCAGCCAGCCGAATTTTGCGTTCTCGGTGCCCAGTCCTACCTGTGCGCTGAGTTCATCTGTCAGCGGCGGGCTGGTTACACTAACCTGGACAACTACCAACACTCCAACCAGCGCGCGCATTGACCAAGGAATCGGCGCGGTGAATCCAGCGGGTGGCTCACTAAGCATTCCGATCCCCGGTGTAACAACCACCTACATCCTGACTGTATCGAACGCGAATGGCACAAGCACCTGCCAGACGACCGTGACGATCACGCCGCCAGTCTGTACGCCTGTCCCGGCCTGCCCGGAGGAGCCAGTGATCATCAGCCACGACCAGCCCTGCGAGGCCCTGGGATCATGACCTTGACAGCGCTGGCGCAAACCCCGTATTATCAACGTAGCGCCATTGGGCATGGCGTCCTCTTGTTTGCGGGGGGCGGGGTTAAGTGGTTTGGCTCCGCCTCTATCCTCCACAATCAATCCAAAATAGGTGCCGCGCGATGCCTGTAGACACCGCGCAATGGCGTCCGCACTTCGATGGCGTACACGAGCCTTCCCCAGCGGATCTGAAAGAAGCCTTCCGGCGCGCGTTCGATCTGATTTACCAAAAGACGCCCACAAAGCCCGCGCTGATCGAACTCGCGGTCAATGGCGCGATAAATAACTCGAATAAAGTATTCACGCTGTCCGCGAAGCCCGCGAATCTGCTGCTGTTCCGTGGCACCGGGACAGCGGGCGCGACGCTGCAACGCGCTGGGCAGGGCTTTGACTTCACCATCAACGACAAGATGATCACGGTAGCAACCGCGCCGAATCCGGCGAATGGAGACTGGTTTCGCGCGTTCGACGCTGGGGTGGCGGGATAGGCAGGATGGCGGAAATGGCCTATAATAACCGCAACATGATCGCCGTCGAACAGGCTGCTATTACGATGGTTTCTCCATTTCCAGCCAGCGCATACCCGCAGTTGTGGAAATGGGTGAACGAGTCGCCTGAGTGCAACATGGACGACTACAGCCCGCGCGATTACGACAGCTTTGTCTCTACAATGACCGCGCGAGCTGCGTATGAGCGCTCGTGGGGAGTCGAGGCGGACGGATCGCTGTGCGGCATCATCAACTATTGCCCAACAACCCCGCATGGCGGCATCTTCCACGGAATCTGCTTCACTAACTATGTGTGCGGCACTCCGGTGACCGAGACAGCAGTGCGGCAGGTGATCGAGCAGCTATTCGACGAGGGCGTGGAGAAAATCTCCGCTATGTTCTTCGCGGACAACGCGCGGGTGCGGAAGTTTCTGACCCGTCTGGGCGCGGAGTACGAGGGCTACCTGCGCACGCATACGATCCGTTATGGGAAGCCAATCGACATGATGCTGCTGGCGATATTCAAAGAGGGGTACATGCAATGCCGATAGGATTTAGTATCTGGGGGCCGCCGCTAATCAGCGCCGCCGCTGGTGTGGGAATGAGCAAGCTCGGGCTTGGTGGTGGTGGATCTAAAGTAGGCCCAACCAGCCCGACCTTCCGCCGCGCGGAACAAATCGGCGATCTGTCCAAAAATTACGCTTTCGACTACTTCCTCCCATCCGCGCAGAAGGCGTACAACCAGGTGCTCCCGTATGAGGAAGGGATTCTAAGCGGGAACCGCGCGGATATCATGAGCACGCTGAGTCCTGAAATCGGGATGCTGAAGGACCAGAACGCGCAGACAGCGGCGAATATCAGCAAATTCACTCCTGGTGGCGGCGGGCAGACGACAGCGCTGAGCGAGTTGCCATTCAAGGAGGAAGCGCAGATTAGTAACCTGATCAATACCGCGCGCCCACAGGCTGCGAATGCGCTAAGTGGCATCGCGGGCCAGATGGCCGGGGAGGGATTGCAGGCGGGGTCACTCAGCCTGAACGCGGTCGCGGACCAGATCAACGCGCTGCTGGGCAAGACAGCGCAGGATATTCCGTTGCAACAACAGACCGGCGCGGGGATTTATCAGCTATTGCAGGGGCTGCTCAATGGCGGTGGCGCGGGCGGGGGAGGCGGAAGCACCGACGTAGGCATCCCCATGCTCCCCGGCGAAGGCGGAGGCGGTGGGGTTTTCCTAGGAGAATAACATGGGCGCATTACTCAGCGGCATACTTGGCGCGGCGGGCGCGGATATCGAGAAGCAGGCGGATCGACGGTATCAGGAGAAGCGGCAGGAGCGGCTGGACCAGATGCGGATTCTGGAGCTGGCTATTTCTAATCCACAACTGGCCAGCGAACACCCGGAGCAGATCCCTAAGCTGTTCGAACACCTGCAAGAGATCGCGGACGACGCTAAGTACAAATCTCCGAATAAGTCCATCAAAGACCCGATGGTGAAGATCGGTCAGTTCGCCGGGCACCTGTTCCAACGGAAGAAGCAGCAACAACAGCAGCAGGGCCAGCAGCAGCAGTTTCGAGCGGACGTGCAGGGCGCGCCCGGTATGACCGCGCAGCCACAGCAACCTGTTGCGCCGGGGCCACAGTCGGCGGCTCCGCAGACTGCACAGGCACCGCAGGCAGCGCAGACTGCACCGATGCCGACATCGCGATTCGGGTCGATGCCGACACGCGAGGAATTACAAGCGCGTGCGGAAGCCCAAAAGGACCTAGACGAAAAGCGCGCGGAGGCTGCCGCTAAACGTACTCGGGAAGGCGCGCTGGATCTATACGGTAAAGAGCGCTCTGTAGACGAATCCTTGAATGTTGGCACGGAAAGCCGTCATTACAGACAAGTTCAAGACCGAGTTGAGCAGTTGAAGAAACAGAACCCGGACATGCCGATTGAGGATATCTACGCAATCGCGCAGGGAAAGGCTCCAACTACAGGCGGCAAGGCGATGAAGGGCGATATCATGCCGGATGCTGACTCGCCAACCGGATTCTCGCGCATCATGATGAACCATAGAGGGGATATCGTGGGCATGGAGCGCGGTATTCTCCCTCCTGCGGGCTGGGCACCTTCTACGTCCAAAACGCTCCGATTCGTACCACAGGCGGATGGCACGTATAAGGCTATGGAAGTCGCCACCACGCGGACGCGTGATATTCCGGGGCTCCCACCATCCCGCGTTGGTGCTGGAGCCGCTGGCGGGGCTGGCGCGGTTAGGAACGGCGCATCCGCTGGGGGTGGTGGTGCTGCCGCAGGTGGAGTCGCGCGTCCTGGTATGATCGTGGGCCAGCGTCCGCCAGGTGAAGGCGAGATGGCTATTGCTCACGGCGCGCAGGGCGCTATGGAGTCCGCTGCGCGCATGGCCAAAGAACTGGATACCCTCCCTACCAGACATCCGATGTTGACTGGCCAAACGATGGGCCGGGTGGCTAGTCTAGGTGGGCACCTGAATGCCATCCCCGGCGACATGCGCCAGATTCTCGCGGATAAGGACTCCGTGGCTGCGTTCACGATGGGTATTCACCGGGCGCGGGGTAGGGGATATGCGGACAAATGGGCGGAGGTGATCGGCGATCCGTTCATCAATCCCGCCGCGACCAAGGCCGTCGTGCAGAGGATTGGAAAGATCGCGGAGGCGGTTCAAAAGAGGATACTTAGCTCCAGCAGATACAAGCCGATAACGGAGGAGGATGTGGAGCGGCAGATGGATAAGGAGGGAGCATTTGACTTCCTCGATCAGCCGCCTCCGACTGGTGGCGCGAGCCGAACAAGCCCTGACATGCCCGACATGATAAACACCCCATTCGGTCCAGCAAAACGCGGCAGGTAACCAATGGCGGACGATCAGAAGTCCTTTATTTCATACACGCCCGGAGCCGCTGGCAAGGAGATCGAGGCGATTCTGCGCCCGCTGCAAGTATCCGATCAGGTTAAAGCACAGGCTTATGCTGACTACTTCAACTCCAAAGACGAGCGGGACTTCACAACCCGGTTCAAGTCGCTAGAAGGGTTCCCAAACGAGATGAAAGCGCAGTTGTACGCGCACAAGTACGGGCAGCAGAAGCATCCGTCGAGTATGCTCACACCGGAGGGGATGGGGGAGATCGCGGTGGCTGAAATGCCAGCGATTGGCGCGACTGCTGGTGGCGCACTAGCTGGCCCACTAGGAGTTCCGGTAGGCGCGGCATTGGGTACAGCAGGACGGCAACTGATCCGGTCGCATAAAGGGCAGGAGGTGCCGACTACGGTAGGTGGATCGCTCGCGGAGATGGGCGTTGAAGCGGGTAAGCAGAGCGCGTATGAACTCGGCGGACGCGCGGTGAGCGCAGGGCTGCGGGGACTTCGAAGAATTGCTCCGCCTATGTATGAAAGCGCGATTCGTGGCGGGTTACCCGAACTGAAAAACCTAGAAGGTGGAGAGTTAGAACGCACTATCGCAGAGCAGCGAGAGATAACTGAACGCGGCGTCAGAACACGCACGCCGGTGTCTGTTGAAGGTGCCAAGCAAGCGGGAATGCGCGTGGGTGAGACTAAACCAAAGGTGACAGCGGAGGTCAGCGCCGCGACTCAGGCGAATAAAACCATCAAGACCGCCGATATCCTGAAGCCGCTCGATGACCAGATCGCGTTGTGGTCCGCGCCCGATCCAGCAGACGCGAAATCCCTCGTCAAGCAGCGCACGCGGATCATGAACGCGCTGGCATCCAAGGGGCAGGATCAGTGGATGACCCCGAACGAGGCGCAGGCGTTGAAGGAGCAACTGAGCAAGCAGCTCAGCAGCAAGGCGTTCCGTCAGGGCGCTCCCACCGCTGGGAAGATAGCAGGGAAGACCGCTCAGTATGGAGGATTCAAAGGGGCTATCGAGCAAGTCGCGCCAGGTGTAGAAGAGGCGAATCGCGCGATTCACCTGGACCTCGCGCTCAAGGACGCGATATTGCGCGCTGAGAAGAAACATCCAGGCTGGATAAAGAACGCGCTCGGTACAATCGGCGGCGCTGTCACCTTGGAAGCGATTGGACACCGCGGTCTTGGTGAAGCGTGGGTGGTTGGTGGACTGATACGCCAAGCCATGCAGGAACCGCGTGTGATGGGACGACTCGCGATCATGCTAGAGCAAGCGGGCGTTCAGCTCCCCAAATTCGCCGAACCTACAGTGAAATATGGACTCCGCTTCGGCCTGCCACTGACCGAAGACCTGCCTCCATCGAGGCTGAATAACCAGAACGATGGAGCTACGAAATAAGCAAAGGAGCACTAGTGGTGCCTTACCGTGTGCGTTCAGCTATTGGTCACACAATGTTAATAGTCAGATGGCCGGTTTTCTTCGGACTAATCGCCGCTTCTGTGCTACAAGTAATCGCAGCGTTTACCCCATCTCTGAAACCGGAGCAGGTGAACTTGCCTGACATCATCCCTCCGATAAATACTGCGGTGCTGGCTCTGCTGTGGTGGCGGATCACGCAGTTGGAAAAGACCAGTGAATACTTCCGCGATAAGATGGATCGGATGAGCAGCCATCAGGACATGCAGGATTATCGCTCAGGGCATCCTAGGCGCGCCAGGAGCCATATCGAAGCGGACGAGGACTGAGTTAGTGAATCAAAGGAGAGATCAGATGAACATGGAAGTGACGATGCCGGGGACGCCGGTCATTGAGTTTGTGAATATCATCGGAGCGCTGGTGGGAGTCGAGGGACTGCCGCCCGGAGTCAGCCCGGTCGCGAATCCCACGATGTCCCCATTCGGCGGCTTCACCGCTATTCCGGGAATGCATACACGCGCGGAGGACCTGGCGAATGCCATCAATTTCAACTGGCATATTATGTTCGGGGCAGGAGGTCCGCAGATCACAGCGGCGCAGGCTGCACAATATCTGCCGGGGAATCCGAGAGGGCCGGTGGTGCCGCATGGTGTGTAGCTCACGATTCTCGCAACGTGATTTCGTGGTCTAGATACCAGCGCGCTTTCTTCAGGTCTTCTATCGCGCAGGTGCTGTCTTTCTTGCCCGCGCGCGCGATGTACTTGATCGCATTTCCGAGCGAGAAGCCTAGCTGCCACGCATCAATGACTTTGATAGCCTCATAAGTCGTATCGCTGCCGTAATACGCTGGGTGATCTACGCGATCTTCTGGCATATTTGTAACTTCTCCCGCTTCTGCATATTTCGACCGATTGAAACATCCACCGCGCACCATAGCCCATCCGGCGCGACGGGATTGACCAGCACGCGCGATGGCAGTTCCATTTGCGTCTTCACATTCACCGCACATTCCTCAGCCAATGAATCAAGGCAGCAGAACCAAAGCGCATCGTGGACCGTGTTGCACATGCCGTAGCGCTCCGCCCAGCCTTTCTCGTCGATAGCCAGCATGTTGTCCTTTAGATGACCATGACCCGCGTTCTGGACTAGCAGCGAGATCGCGGCTTCTGCATCCGTGCCGTGGCCGACCTTCCAGAATGTGTCCTTCGCATCTCCGCGATGAATGAACATCCGCTCGCCTGGAGAAGGGCGGTAGTTGTCCTTCACGGGCTTGTTGGAGAAAACGTCCCAGAAGCGGCGGATGTAGCCATGCGGGGTGACTAAATACTTCTGGTTATTTGCCTGCGTCAATATCGACCGCCGCCACGCCGCCGCGATGGGAAACGTATCGTCCAGCTTGCGGAGCACGTCATCAGCCTCGCGCCGGGAGCTGAACGATTCAGGGTTCTGGTCCCATAGCGTCTGGCCGCGCATTCCCAGTCCATAGCCGAGGACAGCGGGCTTTGCCTGCCCATCCCGCACCACTGGATATTTAGTCTTCACCCACGCGAGATATTCCAGCAGCTCGTCATCCGGCTTGGCGAGCAGGTCATCGGACTTGGCAATGCGTAGCAGACCGACAGCAGCGAAGAACGAGTGGATGTCCAGTCGAGCGAGGCGCATGTAGCTCGCGTCCTGGGCGACGAAGCCGAGCGTGAGCGCATGAAAACTTTTGAAATCCGCTTCGATCAGCGTGTATCCCGCTGGAGCCTCAAGCATGGCGCGAAATCGAGCCGCGAGCGCAATAAGAGAAGCTGAGCCTGCCGCGCCGCGACTCTTCTCACTAGGTATGTTCTGTGCGTTTGGATCTGAACTAGAGAGCTGGCCAGTTGCCGGAGCGAATCCAAAGCTAGGGTGGACTCTGCCGTCCGCTGCGGGGGACCAGCCGTCAACGTAGGTGCCGCGCAGCTTCCCGAACTCCCGGTACTGGACAATCTTGCCGAAGATCGGGTCTCCAGTGCGCTTGCCGAGCGCGAGGATCTCTCGTTTATCGGTAGTGTCCTTCTGCTCTTTACGATTCCGGGGGATTTTGTATTTAGCGCGCTGCTCGGCTTTTTCGCGAACGTGGCCTTTCGCGACATAGGCGGCGATCTCCTGTTCCCGTTTGAATCGGATATAGGACATGAGTTGCTGGGACGAGTTGGGATTGAAGGGGAGCAACTCGCACCAGCGGTAGGTGGGCACGTCGATTAGTTTAAGCTGGTCCACGTCGCGGAACTCGCGTAGCACAAACTGCTTCCCGCTCGGCAGCGTGACCGGATCGCATAGCCCACCATGAATAGGTGGCGGAGATTGAGCTAGCCAGCCGCGCAGATCAGGTGGAAGGCGCTTATACCCTTCTTTCGGGTGAATTGCGCGTACTTCCTCCGGCACTAGCGCCTGCGCCTCGTTCTCCATCAAGATCTTCTGCCCGTCCAGCCAGTGGCCGAACTCGATCCGCTCGGCGTCGTTGACTGGGATGCCTCGCGCGGTCATGCGGTCTAGAATGGGACTGAGCCGTAGAATGTGACGTTCATACCCCTTCCAGATGCCCAACTTTCGCAAGTCAGCGGACAACTTACAAAAAATCCTTTGGGGAGCATCCACGTCCCTTCCTCCGTAGAAATGAGGACGCGATAGATCCAGATGTTTCCAAGGTCCGATCTCTGGGCAATAGAAAGAAGCCACATGCTGTAGTCCTTTCGGCAGGTCTGGTTGCGCGTGGTGCCAGCAATCCATCAGATCGTGGCAGTCACCGTTGATGGCCAGTTCGTAGCCCTTATCCCGCAGGAACCGTTTGGTGATCGGACGATCCGTCTTGCGCCCGTTGAAATCCAGTTTCGGATTCGGCAGCGCTAGAATCGCGCAGATCAGCTTGTGGAATGGTTCGGAGTCCTGCCAGTCCAGTATGGTTGCTTGTTTCGGTCGGAGGCTGAATTGAATCTGGTAAATATCGCTGAACTCCCGCACCACTGTCTCCGATTCGTCATCGCCCGCTTCGAGGGTGTCGCGGGTTTCGATGTCCCATGAAATCGGCAGGTCCGGGTGCGCGGCGGCGTCGTTATAGAAGTTCGCCAGGTCTGCTAACGACGCGTGCTCCAGGTATTCGGCAGCGGACTCCGGTTCGTAGGTCCACCCAGCGCGGCCAATCGCGACCGCCAGTTGAATATCCCGTATCAGCACGCCCAGCAGATCCATCCCGCGCCCGGCAGCGCCTTCAATCCGCGCGCCGGATTCCTTGTCCTCGTCCTTCGCGCCGCGACGCAGGTAGGATGGGTGATAGCTGCCAACGCAGGGGATATCGTATTTGGATCGAATCGGGAAGCCGCGCGCGAGGAGAATCCCTTGTCTGTGGCCTGCCATGCCGGTCAGCTCCCGCATCGCTACACCACCCAGCGCGAGGAAGCAGCGGGGCTGGCGTTCGCGGAACAGGCGCTCGTTCATTGGACGGCAGGCTGCGATGGCATCATATTCCCACGGGGCGTTCTCCAACCAGTCGTTCGGGGGGCGATACCAGACTACGTTGCTGATTAAAAATGACTGGCGATCCACGCGCGCGAGTCTGAATGCGCGTTCGAGGACCGAGCCAGCCTCCGCGTAGGGACGAAAGGGGAGCCGGTCGATCTCCTCATTCCGCCCGAGCGCTTCCCCGACGACGCAGACGCCGTTCGCGCCGGAGCCTTCGGGGATCATCAGCGCGGGTTCGGGGCCGTCCGGGAAACCAGGTAATATCACTTACGCACCATTCTGTACATGGTGAACAGATTCCCTCCCGCCCGCACCAGCGCCGTCCTCAGACCGCTCAGGATCACATTCAATCCGAGACAGAGCAGGCAGAATGCCCACGGATGCTCCGCTATGGCCTCTAGGACTTGCCTGAACATTCCGGCTCCATTGGTTTCACTCTATCAATCCTCTCCACCAACGTCTCCTCAGTTTTGTAAATCTCGCAAACCGCGCCGGGGGAGCAATGCTTCAACGTCTCGCGTGCCCACTTGCGGAGCGGCTCGATGGAGAAGGCGCGATCCGTCAGCGCCCCCGGAATCGTCAGCGTGCCATACCTATCCGGCTTCAACTCTGGGCGGTTAGGATCGGTGATGAACGCGCGGTAGGTGGTTTTATTGATAGGCATAGATTGTTTCGCGCGTCATGCTTCCGGCTTTCCACTTTTCCACGGTTCGGGTTGGTGATGGAGATATGGCCTGATGCGTTCTGGTTTCGATGCCGCACGCGCTGTGATCGCCAGCGGATTCAAATCCGCCTCCGCTTCCATCCGTCGAACGGCGTGACCCAGGTCTCCCAACTCCCGTTCTAGCGCTGAACGGTTCGTTTCTGGCAACTCATCCTCTGGCGTAATCGCCTTCGGATTAGTGCTTTCATAACCGTGCCTCAAAATCTTGGAAGCGGCCTGTATCACCTCGCCGCACTCTTCGACAAGGATCACTAACCGCTCTTGTTCGGCTTCTGATAAACCGTTGAAGTGCCGCGTTTGTCTCATGCTTCCGGCTTTCCCTCCGTGGCCTTCAGTTCGGCCAGCTCTTCGCGGAGTTGGGCGAGGCGGCGCTGCTCGGGCTGGGCGAGACATTCGTAATCCCATATCGACGCATGCTTGCCACAGTGAACGTACTCGCCTTTTACGGGCGTCAACGGTCTGCCTAACCGGCACCAATCGCACCGCTCCTTCGCCAGCGCCTCGACCACATCAATCGCCTTCTCGTGAGCCTTGATGTCGGCGAATCGGGCGATACGGACGGGGCAGCCAGTGTGTGGTCGGAAAATCTGATCGCATTCTCCGCATAACAGCTTGTCTCTATCCCTCTTTGCTTTGGCAGAGTCGTGCCCCCATGCTCCCGCCCGCGCTGCGTCGAGAGTGGTCATCGCTCCCTCGCCTCCTCACGATGGCAACTTAGACAAATACGTTTGTTTTTCCATAGATACCAATCACGTTTCAGTGAGCACCGTTCACATACCGGGAGTCCGCACCCGAAACAGAACTTATTCGTGGCCCCTTGGCAGCGGCTGTCTTCTGCCTGATTACAGGTTCTTGACATCCTTCCCCTCCATCAGTTCGGCCAGCCGGGCGCGAAGACTATTGGCATGTTCTATAAATTCTGTCCGCCAAAATAAACCAGGCTGAGTAACGGACCAATCCATTTCCTCGATCCTCGCCTCCAGCGCGGACTGTTCGAGGGCGCGGGCAATTACCTTCTCGTCTTCCATTAGTCTTGTTCTGTTAATTTCGTTAACGGCCAACATGCGGAGTATCTCCCGCGCACGTTCGGCGTACTTGTCGGTCGTTTGCTCCATGTCTCGCCTCGATTTATTGCCTTTTTTCCAGTCGGGCCACTTATCGACTCGTGCCGCTGTTTTCTCCAGCATGTCGAAATATTCCTTGCCCGTTTTTGGCTTGCTGTCTGTCATAGGCCACACGGAAATGGTTTACCGGACGCTTCTAGGAGATGCATGAGGTCATCCCTAATACGGCCACATCTTGGACAGACAAACTGCTTGTCCTCTTGGTCTATCTCGATAAGTTCACAGCCACAGTGTGGACATCCAGTGGCGTACTTGTCGGTGGGGGTCATCGCGCAGCCTCCTTCAGGAATTGTTCGGCCTCTTCTGCCCAGCCGTCCCAATTCTGATCCAGCGCCCGCTCGATCAACTTCCGCGCCGTGGCGAGTTTCTTCGCCCATTTCTGTCCAGCTTGTTCGTTCAGTTCTCCGATGTAGCCAAGTCCGGTTATAAATTCGGCACACCGCAATAGTGAAAGTTCTTTTGCCCTAAGCTGTGCGTCAGTCAGGGCGAGCTGCGCTTCAAGCTCCTTGATCCGCTCCCGCTGCTTGCCGAGCTTCTCTTCGGCGACGGGCAGCACGATGGTCTCAAGCTCCTGGATGCGCTTGTACTCCCGCATGCCGCATGCCGTTATCTTCTCGCTGATCTGATCCAGCGCGTCCCGCTTGAAGTCGATCATGCAGGCGTTGCACTGCATCTCGCCGTCATCGCCATACTTGCCGACGCATGGGTGGGTTAGAAACAGCAATAGTCGCGCCTTGTGATCTTCCTCGGCCATCTTCACCACGGCGGCGGCGATCTTCTGTATGACTGAGGTTTCGATTACCCATTTATCGCTGGCGACTTTAACCAGCACCTCTTTCGCCCGCTCTACGACCTCTGTGTAGTCGGTCATCGCTTCGGATTCTCCTTGCCGCAGTGATCGCAGAAGTCTGTCTCCAGATCACGCCCACAGTACGGGCAGTAGCCGAGGATCACGATTTTGCGCTTACGCTTCCTCTTGCGTTTTGGCTCAGCGCGGTCTCCGGGCATCAGCGGCTTCCTTTTACGTGCATTCTCCAGATATGCTTTACCACTTGCCACCAGCTCTTAAAGACAAACAGATCAACGCCGCGTTCATCACACGTTCTACAATATCTGGTCATCCCCGCTCCGCCTCCTCTGCGGCCTCGCGCAACGCCTGTGCCACAACCCAGCGTTGGCCGGGATTGTGCTCTATCTGGTCCGCCGCCCACCGCAGCGTCCGGGCCTTTGTGGCTCGCTCGGTGCGGCCTCGGACTTCGCGCAAGGTCTTATCAATTCTCGCGGAGCACCAGTCCCGATGCTCGGTCGCCACTCCCTTGTGATTCCGCAACGTGCCGCAGTGCTTACATCGGACGTGCCGCCAGTTGGAATCACGTAGGTCAACACCTCCGGTCGTATCTCCCCATTGGTGATCCCAATTCCCGCGAGATACTAGCCGCAACTCCTCGTCGCTCGGCAGTCCCGTTTTCGTATCAGGCATCCCGCCACCTCTTCAGCAACAGCAACGCAGCCAGCAGCATCCACCAACTAGCAGGCTCCGGCGCTTCAAACAGCTGCACCTCCGCGATCTGCAACCGCCCATCCGCGAAGATAAACGTGCCCATGCCCTCACCGATCTGGCTGAACGGAGTACACACAGAATCCAGACAATACGCTCCAGTCAGCGTGGAATGAACACCGACGCCATAGGCGCTATGCGCCCCAGTCAAATCCGCTGTGATCTCAGCGGTCGCGGTGAATGACGGGTCAGGCTCCCCGAATCCCAGCGTTTCGTATGGCCCGATGATATCTGAGACCTGCATCGGGAATGACGCGGACCAAGTGACCAAGCCACCAGGAGTCAGCTCGGGGCAAGGGCCAGCGGTGCCAACCAGCCCCAGGTCATCCACGACGAATTGACCAGTCACGGAGCCGAGCGTGCAGACCAGTTGAGCGAAGGTGGTGTCCGCGCGCAGACTGATCGCGGTCAGTAACAAGATAATGAGTCTCATAACCATTTCGTTACCTCTGGGTTTAATTTGACCCGCCGCGCCAGCAACTCCGCTCCACCAACAATCCGCATTCCTTGGACAGTGCGGGCGCGAGAGAGCGCGACATAAGCCATTGATGGGGCACCGAAGAATCCGTCTCGACAATCCAACTGAACTCGGTCGAGCGATAATCCCTGCGACTTATGAACCGTGGAGCAATAGCCGAGACGCATCGGAAACCAGTCCACGGTTCCAATCACATACTGCCCATCCTCCGCGATGTGCAGGATCGGAGGATCGGACGGACCAGGCTCATCGCGCACCTTATTCTCCCGCACGATCCGCTCAATCCAGAACGTCTCCCCAGTGCGGACGCTGGTCACGCGCACGGCCTCAGCCGCGTACTCCTCACCCTTCCAGTCGGTTAGGCAGGCGGAGTCGGAGTGCTCTACCACATGCGCCAGATCGCCGTTCACATACTGGAATCCGCAGCCCATCGGACCCTTCTTGTTCGCCAGCAGCATCACCAGCGCGCCCGGTTTCAGGATTATGCGATCTGGAATATTCTTCCACTCGCTGGATTGAACCCCGGAACGGACTGTCTGGAGCGCGAATGAAGGTGCTTTGATCTTCAGCAACCGCTGTGCATTAAACCGATCCGCCTCATCGTTCTTCGCGACGATGGTGGTGCCGTCGAAGTCCAGGTCCACGGCGATACTGAAGTTCGCGCCGAGCGAACGGAGGCCAGCGGCGGCGGTCGGTCCATCTCCGCGTCGGGCGGCGTTGATTGCGTCGAGGAAGGCGGGATCGCTCTGTCTCCAGATTTTAGTGAGCCTGTTGACATTCGCCGCGAACTCCGGCCAAGCGTCCGCCTGGAACGCCCAGCGCCCTTTCACTGGCGGGAGCTGGCAGAAATCGCCAGTCAGCGTCAGGCCCAGCGGATGCTCCAGCGGCTCCGCTGACTCGGTTCCGTAGTTAACCTCCTGAATGGCTTTATAGATCGTGTCCAGTTGCTCCGCGTGCATCATCGAGACTTCATCAATCACGATATCCAGCGGTCGCGACGAGGACTTGGCTAGCTTGCGGAGCTTCTGATGCAGATAGCCCCGGACGTATTTGTCGATGAGCGATGACGTGTCGTAGTAGCCCAGGACGGAGTTGATCGTCACGGTGTCCAGGTTGACAGCGGCGACGCCGGTGGTCGCACAGAGGATCGCGCAGCCGGGGTCATCCTCGATCCGCTTCTTGATCGTGAATGTCTTGCCCGTGCCAGCCGCGCCGGTGAGGAACTCTGTGCGGACACCATTGTTACTCATCCTCCTCCTCCTTCAACAAATCAATCATCCTACTCGCCTCAGCCTTGCTCAGATCGTCCAGGAAGTGAATCTCCTTGCCCGTCTCGCCGCTCAGCCACGCATTGCGCTGGACGCGATTAAATCCGCGCTTGTCGCAGAGAATTTGCAGGTAGTCCTGCTGCGCGCGCGTGGCTGGCTCGAAGGGCATCGGTCACTCCGCTACGGCAACCTGCGCGCTGGCCTTCTTCGCCTTCCGCTTCGCCGCTTTAATCGCCCGCTCCGGCGCTTGGCGCTTGCTCATCACATCCCGCACCAGTTCATACAGCACCGATGCCTTGCCCAGGTCCGCTTCCGAAAAGAAGTTGAGTATCCGGGCGCTGTCGCTCGTTCGTTTTGGCATTGCGTTCTCCCATTCAAAAAATTGCTGAGCCTCAGCCCTACTCAGCCCGTCCCGACCTACCTTAACCTTCACTCTTCGCGCCGGGATTCCTCCCTGGTTTGAAAGTAGCGGCCCTCCGGGTGATCTATCCATTCCGCTTATTCAACAGGCGGAGGAGTCAGAGGCCGGAGTATTATTCCTTGGCCGCGCTGCTAAAAAACTGGCGGAGCCGATCATCGCCCGTGCCATGTTGGGTCCAGTTGGAATGGTATAGAGTGACGCCCAACGGTCGTGGCTCCCGGCCCCATAACTCAATAACTCAACCGCTACTGCTGGAAATATTTGCTCACGCGAAACTGCGCCCGCGCCGTCTCGCCGGTCTGCTTGTCCTCCGCGTAGGGTGAGTGGCCGAGTTCAGGATGCTGCGGGTCGATCAGAGGGAAGTTGTGCATCCCCTTCTTCACCGTCTTGTACTTCCCGTCCTGATCTTTGATCTGCGCCTCCCACTTCCCGCTGATGCTGCAAATCGGTTCAGATGCGAATACCCCCAGAGCGTGGTCGCGGAGCTGATCCAGGCTCATCCGCCCGGTTGCGGGCTGGCCTACTGCGCGAAGGATCGCATGTAGCAAGCTCGTCCCGCTGCTTTGCATGATAATCGAGGTGGCGTTGTCGAATAGCGGCGCGCCGTCCCAGGGCTGGTCTGGATCAATAATGCGTAGTTCCAGGGCGAAGTTGAGGAACAGCGGGCCAGTTGGCTGACCGTTCTCCCCTTTGCGGCGCTGGCGCTTCGCAACCACCCCGCGTTCGCCGAGGAGTATCTTCACCTGGTAATCCCGGTCGTCCGGGGGCGGCGGCGGCATCTCGAAGAAATCTGCTTCTGGATCTGCTTCCACCATCTCCTGCTGGAGCAGTGGATCGTTTATGTCGATTACATCCGGGTCTGGCATGGCTCTCTATTCTCCTTTGTTATTTTGTTCAGTTGACTGTTTCAATCCGTTGGACATTCGCACAATGGACTCAATCCGTTCCAAGCCCCACACGGAGAGTCCAAGTCTGCGGCTTACATCGTTTAGCTGTTCTTCAGTTACACCCGCGTCGAGAAAAGCGCGCACGGTGGTTTCCACACCTTCTATGAAACCGCGATTCCACTGCCCAGTTGATGGTATTGGTGGGATCATTTGGGCTCCTCGCTAGTGGTTGAAACTGGTACTGCGTTGATGTCTGGCAGCTCAACAGGCACCGGAGCGCCAGTCACGTGCTCGATAGACTTGGTGAGCTGATCTGCTAACGACGGCTGCGGGACGGGCGGAGACATCGCGGGCCTGCCCATCACCGCTCCGGGTCTGCGAATCGGCTGACCTGCCGCTGGTGGTCTATACGGGCGTACTGGCGGCTTGGTCTGGCTCGTCTGCGCTGCTTGCGTAATCGGAACTGGTGCCGGGCTGGAGATCGGGGCGCTAGCTGACACCTCCCCCGAGGTCTTAGCGCCCTGATAAACCTCCGTGCCCGGCGTGAGGGACAGCTTGGACCGCCGCTTCCCGATCTCATGATGGAACGCTACATACTGCTCGATCCCGCTGGCCAGGGTGAGCGGAATGTAGCCGTCCGGGAACAATCGCTGCCACTCCGCAACCTGATCCACTGGTATTTTTATGCCAGCGGGCCACATATTCGTCCGCATGTAGGCGTCGGCGTGCGGCTCGAAATAGGCGCGGCGGTCTACTGTGCGGGTGGTCTTGTGCGTCCTCGCATCCGTGGCGACCACCTCCGCTGCCACAGTGTGGAACGTATTCCCCACCACGCGCGGGACGCGCATGACGGCGGCCTTGCCCACCACGCCAGGGCCGAGTCTGGTCTGCCCGGTGGCTTCGTCCTCCCCCGCATATTCGTGGCCCGTCCACCAGATCCATTTGACGGGGAGCATACTGAACGTGGGAATCAGGTCCATCGTCACAAAGTCCTGCACCTGCTGGTAGTGAGCGCGAGCGGACTTGGCGAAGGTGATCTGCTCTACTCCGTCGCCAGTGTCCACGGCGTCGGTGAACTTCCCCACCACGTCCTCGCCAATCGCGCGGCCTTTGCGAATATGGTCCTCATGGCAGAGTTCAGCGATAGTGGTGGTGCCTTCGATCAGGTACGCACCTATTTTGGACATCCGATCCGCGCTGGTAGGGAGCATCCGCAGCCGCCCGTTCACCGAGGAGGGCCAGAACCCTTGGGACAGCTTGGTCAGCACGCCGAATGGATTAGGTAGGGCCTTGATCGCGAATACGTCGATCACTCCCGCTTCCTGTAGATCCTTCACCGTGTCGTACTCGTTGTCGGCGGTTATCATGCGCGATGTCAAGCCAAACGTCTCGTATAGATAGCGCGCGATCCGGCCTAGGTTGGTGGTCTTGGTGGTGTTGATCGCGCCGTAGATGAGTCCGCAACTGGCTGTAGTAATCATTCTCCACAATCCTTTTTGAGGGTATCGACCATTTTAAGAGCCTTGGTCATCGAGCCAAAATAAATCTCGCGTTTGATAGCACCGTACTTGCGAGAGTATTCACGCTCCAGCTTATCGTTATTGCGTTGTTTTTCCTTATCGTAGCGATGAATCACACGACGCGCGGCAAGCACAGCGCGCGGTACGTGGTCATCATCATCGTTATTGCGCTGTTTTTTGTACTTCCATTGACTGCACGAGGACAATTCACTCAGCACAAAACGTTGTCGATCTTTGCTCAACTGATCCATTTAGGTGTCATCTCCCATTAGCATCTGTTCTCCCGGATGGTGCGCTTCGCGGATCTGGTAGAGCGTAGCCGGATTTTCCAGATCGTCCTCGCCACCCCAGCACAGTTCCCAGAACTGGCACTGCGTAGGGTAATTGCAGGAGTGGGTGAACTGAGGGAATAGCGTGTCCAGCATCGTGTCTCGATCCTCCGCTATCGTATCGTCCGCTAGCGTCTCGACGTAGCTGGCAATGGCGATCTCCTGAGCTTCCATCTGCCTCAGCCACGCTTGCTTCTGCGCTGGCGACCTCGGCTCCGGCATCGGACTGATGAACTGTTTAGCCAGCGCGTCCCCAGCTTCCGGCTGCACCACTCCCTCATCGAGCATCTGGACCCACTCAGCGACCGGCATCACGTCGGGGATGAAACAGTGCTTCCACCCCTTCCCGAGTCGGTGCTGGACTGGCCGCCCCCAGTCGTTCACCTGGTCAGCATCCGTCCAGGAGTAGGTCCAGGCGAATTGCGGAGTGGGGCCAGCGGCGGACATCCAGGCGTGGACGAATGGGCTGGACTGAATATAGCGTCCGCTGTCCTCTGGATACTCCTTGCGCTTCCCTTTGAGCAAGTGGACCATTTTGGACCCTAGCACCGGCTCTCCTACTCGCAGCTCGACCGCGTAGGCTTCTGACAGGCCTTGCATATCTGTCTTCGCCTCGCGGGCCTTGCGCCGGTCCCAGGACGCAGCGGTTTTCCAGCTGAGGACATAGAGATCCCCTGTCGACATAGCGCCAGTATTAGCTGCGTCGTATGGCGGCACTCCCACAACGCCCGCATAAGGCCGCGCAGCCCGCTCGCGCAGCAGCCCATCGCACCGCGCCTCCATGACCAGACAAATCCGCGCGTCCTCGTACAGCACGAACCACTCCTCGCGCTCCACGTCCACGATCTCGTACTCCTCTTTGATTTGTGGAATAATCCGGCGCTCGGCTAGGTGAGCAAACGCGTGGACCAGGGCGATCTGTTCAGCGGCGACCTGCGACTGATCCTCCGTCTTCTCCAGCTCCAGCCCGCGCGCGCTGCATTCCGCTTGGTATAGATCGGTTGCGAGGCCAGCGGCGTCGGCGGCGGAGCGGCCCTTCAGCAGCTCGGCCAGCGCGATGTGCGTGTAGCCGCCAGTTGCGAGCGGCGCGTATAGCTTCGTCCGCGTGATCCCCGACCCCTCGTAGTGATATCCATAGAACCTTCTCCGTGGACAACGCTGGTGTGCGATCGCGGCGCTGCGGCTAGTCGTGTAGACCCGTTTACCCGCAGCTTGTTTCTCCCGGACGAAATCGGCTAGCGAAGCTCCTGCGGGGAGTGATTGTGGTGTCATTTGCCTATCCAATCAAACTTGCGGCCATACCGCGCGGCCCACTTTTCAGCATTGGCCACAGATCCCCATGCGGGCATAGGCATTTTGTTGTAAAACCAAGCCACAATCTCGCGCATTGAGGCAAGGTTGGAGTCGTCAGCGCACCTGAAGGATTCCTTCAAGTCATTGGCGATCACGGACGACAAGAATGAGCCGGGCTGGATACCAGCTTCCAACCACCTCTGCACACCGCCGCGCAATGGCTCACGTAGACCGTCGAAATAATTTGCTGGCAGGCCGGGCAAGCCTGATTGACTGACCATCGTAGTATCCTCTCTTGCGGTTCTGATTTTATCCGATATGTATAGGCTGTGTCAAGGATTATTTTGACAAACTTTGAATCGCGCGGAACGCTCCATCTTCTGTCTTGTCAATTTCTCCCGCAGCGGCCATTGCGTTCAGCCAGAACTCCAGATCCCCGCCGTTCTCCTCAGTCATCTCACCGAGCGTTACTGTTTTGTCTGGATGCCAGAGCTTTTGATTCAAGCAACGAATAGCGACACCGGCGATGAAATCTCGCGGCAGTCCAGTGAGCACTTCAATCTGACTCGGCTTCTGCGTCCACATACCGGAGACGAGTACTAGGGCTGCGTTCACTAGCTCCGGCTTCACACCAAACCACTTCGCGTTCTCGTGGATAGTATCAGCCAGATCCGAGTATGCGCCGTGCCTGCCTGAGTGCTCCCACGTCAAACCACAAGGACATCGCCGTTTTTGTTTCGGCTTATCAGGCTGCTTTTTGTGCTTTGCAACCTTTTTCTCGGTCGCGACGATTGCTGAGTCGAGCAATGGTGACTTTGCTGCTGGCTTCTCTTTCAGTAGCGGTGGTGATAGTTGTTCCTTGAACTTTAACTCAGCGGCAGGAATCGGCGTCAGCATCTCCCATCCACGCGGGCGCTCTCGCTCAGGAACCAGCCATTTGCCGTCCTTCATGAGCACGCGGCCTAGTACGGCGGAGTCAACAGGCATAGGTTATTTTGATGGTTGCTGCACTTTTTTGCGTCACAAGGAACACGCTCGGCACAGATCCGCATCAGGGTTCTTCGGAGTTCTGTGAAGAGGACGCCCGCGTTCAAACTCAGCGGCAAGCTCATACAATCCGACCGGCCAGGTATCTCTACCAGGCGACCTGAAAGTATGGCCGATACGCCGCTCCTGTTCAGCCGCAGCAAAGTATCGTTCAGGGTAGTCATACCAGAAGTCCCGCCACTCGCTGATGCGTTGGTGATAGCACTTCCCGCAATCCGTTCGCTTACGTGTTTAGTCTCCGATGTCATCGCTGTACTCTCTTCGCAAACAGCCGCTCCACCCGCTCCACCTGATCGCGCTCGTACTCGGTCAGGGTCTCCTTGAATCGTCTCCAGCGCAGATTCGCCAGCGCCAGGTCGTGGGCTGCACGTGAGCGGTCGTAGAGGAAATCAGCCAGCGGATAGGACTCGACCTTGCGGACTGGCGGTAGTTGCGGGAGCCGTGGATGCAGAATCTGGCACAAGCTTACCTCGGGCACGCAGGTAGTCCGGTTCGGATGAGGTTTGAACAGCGGATTCTTGCCGCGCTTACCCATTTCTCCTCCGTCGCAGCCATCGGTCAATGAGCTTCGCGCCGTAGGACTCAGTTGCAATCCGCGCGATCTGTATCATAACGGAAATCCCTCCGCTTTTCGTCTTGCGAATATCTTATCTCCTAATTCAAACGCCTCAGGCCTCTGGTGCCGATGGTCCAGCGCGTCGTCCGGCCTCAGCGCGTAGCTAGGATGCAGGTGCGGGAACACGAGCCGCGTTGCGTTGATAACCACACCGTCCCGGAACGCGATGGCCGTGAACTCGTCATCCGCTCTCATGCCATCGTACTCCGGCCAGAAGAACCGGCTCCCTATTCTCTCGTAATAAGCGCGGGTGAGGAACGAATGGTACAGAAAGTGTCTCTGGGCCTTCTCGCCATAATCCACGTCCAGCACGTACTCGCCATCGAAGTCTGGGATCAGATCAGAAATCGCGGCGTCCCAGTCCCACGGTGGAAACAGATCGTCCGCAACTGAAATCAGGAACCGGCCCGTGGACGCAGCGGCAGCGGCGTTCCAGCCATCCACCGCGCATCGCCTCCCTTCATTGACCACCAGTCTCAGGCGGGGCGTGAAGATAACCGGATGCTTGGCGTGAGGCACGTAGTCTGCCAAGCCGGATTGGAAGTCCGCTCGATCCACCGCGAGCACGTATTCGATCTGCTCAGGCCTCGCGGCGCGGCGCGTCCAGGTTTCGTAGGCAGCAGTCCAGCCGAAGGGCAGGCGCGCGGTGGCGTGGCAGAGACTAAATAGTGGAGTAGTGGGCATCAGCGCGAACCAATCACAATCAGCATCAAAACCGCCCATATCACTACGATCAGGATTATCTGCATGACTGCTGGCCCTCGATCTCGGCGAGCAGCTGCTCGGCCTTGTCCAGGCTGATCCTCATACCGCCAGCGAGATCCCGCCACGTGCCCGCTTTTTGATGGTCCGGGATCTCCGGCAACCACAGTTCTAAGCACGCGATTGTCTCTCGTATGAACTCCGCCATCCTCGGCGCTGCTGCGATAAGACGCGCGTTGGCCGCGGTTTGTTTGGCGGCTGCGTCGATCAACTTACGGCGCAGGTCGTATCCCTGCATCCAGCGATCCGCCAGCAATCGCGCCTTGGCTTTACCGTAGCCCTGAGCTATGGCAAAGTCGATCAGGAGCTGGTACGCATATCCGCGCGGGACCATTGTTCTGCCATAATTGACCAGCTCACTCATGTATTCCGGTGCGGTGTGCTTGTTGTACGATACGTTTAGGTCTGACATTGACTCGGGCATTTTGCCCTCTCTTCTCAACTAAACTCATCTTATTTACTCAATACTATACGGTGCTGCTGAGCAAATAAGCCGTCTTGTATTACCTGTGATTGTAACTCCACAGTAGCAAACACAGGCATGTTACGAATAGACACAATCCGCAAATACACAGATATAGCACCACTAATCCCCCGGTATTTCTATCACCGGAGCTAATCTTTCCTCTCTCCGATCCGGCACTACAATAGCCATTTCTCCTGCCACCATTCAAAATGACATTCCTGGCATAGATAGTGCGTCATCAAGACAGTTTCGAATAGCAATCAATTCTCCGGTATTTTCCACGCGGGCGGCGCTGCGAACCGCTGCTTGTCTCCGCGCTCGCTTGGCTTCGCTGTCTCCTCGGCCAGCGTGAGTCTCAGCTCAAATCCCGCCGCTTGCATCGCTTTTTTAAACTCCTGCATGTCTCGGAACGCGAACACGATGATGTCATCTATGATCGGATTCTCCGCATCCAGGTTATGCAGCTTGATCAGCTCTGGATCACCACCTAGCAGCTTTGCGACATCAGCGGGCATCAGAACTAGGCCGATGGTCAGCTTCCCGGTTGTGGATCGGCGGGCGACGAAGCGGATCATGTTTAGGATGCCCCTTTGGTGTTATCGAAACACCGCATAAAGTCGTTCCACGGCTTGCTGCATGTTGTGAACTTCACTTTTGCGTCCTTAAGGATTTGATATTCACGCCCATTGACCCACCACACACCATACCCACAATCGCGGCGCAAACTAAAATGATTGCGCTTGGATATTGGCCAGAAGGGTGTAGGCAGAGCTAATAATAGGCGCTCTGCCTTATCCCGCTGTCTATGAGAGGTAAACTTAATGAATCCATTCATTTCAAGTTCCCGGCATCCTCCGCAACCAGTCTCAGCCGCTCCAGTTGAATCCGCCCGTTCAAAAAGTTCATGAACATGGCGCACGCTTCCGGGTAGTCAGACCAGTGCAGTCTCATCGGATCGTGCGGTGTCTCAGGGGATCGGAGCAGCGCGCCGGTACTGTTCAGTTCAATGGTGACGTTCATAATTTAACTCCTAGTGCTCTCGACAGCGCCAGCCTAAATCGTCTCCGCGCGTTCATCCAGATCAGCATCCTGATTATTTCTCGGACCGCGTAGAGTCCAATGAGAATCAGGAACAGCGAGATCACCAACATGAGCATATGCCCGTAAAATTGAGCCGCCATCGTTTCTACCCTCCATTTCCCACTCTGGCTATCAGAACAGGCAATGCAGATCAGAAACGCTAGCGAATCGAGGGCTGCACAGCTCGCGTAGCAGCGCAGCCCCCGTTTTGACTACGACTCCGACGATGGCGCGCGGGTCGTGGTCAAATCCGTTGATACAGGCGCGAACGTCACTTGCCGTTCAACTAGCGCCAAGTTTACTTTGCAACATTTGAACACGTGATCCTCAGGCAAGAGGAAATAGTCACCCGCCGTTGCTGAGTACTCAGCACCACAACGGAAGCATTTGAGCAGCACATGTGGTCTCGTGGCTGGATCGTGTAGCGAATAATCCAGCGATTTCAAATCACGTACGCGAATTGAGCTATTACGTGCCATCGTCGTCAATCTCCTATCTGACCTTAAAAGGTCCGATCACGCTGAAATACAGACCAAACCCGTGCGCGGTGAGATACCACAGGCCAAATTCACGGCCAGCAGTCCAGAACCAACGCGTTTCGCAGTCTAGCAGCCGTCGCAGACTAAGAAAGCCTGTCAAGTGCTCGAAGTGTGCCATCGTTCACTACCTCCAGTTGATATACTCTTACTATGTCAGTTTGTTGTCAAGACCTAAAATGGCATCTTGACGTGGTTTTCGTCGCAGTACGCCCGTCCTTTCGCTGTGACTACAACGTCAGTCACCTTACCTCGTTGCACTGTTTCGAGCATGCCCGCATGCAACAGCGCTTGAATCGTGGCCCACTTCTGGCCAGGGAATGCGCCGGTAGTGTGCTTGCGGAGCAATACTCGCTCCTGTTCGGGTGTGAGTGTTGAATGTGTCATTAGCAGTCCACCTTGATGCGCCCGATCTTGCGGCTAGCGACATCCCAGACCTGCGCGGTAGCCTGATCCTGCCAGTTCTCGCGAATATGGTCTGCTTTGAGTATGCAGATGTCCTCTAATGCCTTGAGAACGTCGTAGAGACTTGTGTGGTCGATCAGCGCTTCCAGCTGATCGTTGAACGTCCGTGCTTCTGTGGTTGCCATCGTCTGTATCCTCTCAATTGATATACTGCACCTGTTGCGCTAGCGTGTCAAGTACTATTTGCAACTATCTTGAGGTGGCGGAGTGTGCAGAGTGAGGACTGCCGACATATCGGCACTAGGTTGGCATCACAATTGCTTAGTGCGCCGAAATATCGGCACTTGAGTACTATTAGTACTCCTCTTGTGTCCGCTGTGACACAGCCCCTTCGAACCCCTTCGAAGCCTTGTCCAGGCACCTCGCTTTGTCCATCCTTGTCCGTTTGGCCACCTGCTCGACCGCGATCGCGCCTAGCTCCGCTTCCGGCCTCGCAACAGCGGTCCTAGCTGGTCCCCTGGTCGCGCCAGTCCGTCCAGTCATTGACCAAAGCCGCGCAGCGAGCACCACGCGTAGGTGGTTTCATTGTCCGAGGGTAGGTAGGGGCGGGGGGTGGACGGGTTCGCTTGAAAAGACACAATATAAAGTTTTACTTTAACTTTTTTTTTACCTGATTACGCCTACCTAATAGAATCAACAACATAGGCATGACCTTATGGGGTGTGTTAGAATTTTATCCAATGCTGGTTAAACACTGTATTATGTAGTGATTACAATTGGCTCACGACTTGGCTCATTTTACAATTTGAGCTGATATAGTTTGGCTCACGGAGGGTCGATGAGCCAATTTTGAGCTAAGCTCATGAGCCAAGTTTTTGGCTATATTTTTCCGGTTTTTAGGGGGAATACAGGGGCACTTTAGCTCAATAACACACACACCCCATCAGGGGGGGGGTGTGTAAAAACGTCTAAGTCCTTTAGAATGGTTTTCAGTTTCGTGGGCGTTTCTGGTAGGTTCCGCGCCCGATCCGCTCGACGTAGCCATCGTCGATCTTCTGCTTCAACCAGCGCTTGAGCGTGGGTAGGCTCACATGCGCCTCCTCCATCCACAGTTCCAAGTGCTCGGTCGTGAACTGGCCCTCGTGCGCTTCGAGCAACTCGTCCAGGCGGCTCTTGAATGGCTTGGCTGTAGACGGTACGAGTAGCCCATGCGTAGGTTCCACCACGTAATCCAGCGTGAATGGCCGGATATCGCGAGGCAGGACGTGGATCAGCCGCCCCGGATCATCGCATACAGTGGGGTCTGCTGGCTCTAGGACGACCGTGGTTGCAGTGAAGGCGGTCCAGGCTACCGAACCTATCACCTTCTCCCTCGCGACCATGTACTGCGCCCCTTGCTTCGCTTTTGATGAGTGCAATGACCCTTCGATGGTGATCTGCATGTCCTCCGCGATCCGCCCTAGCCGGAGCAGGAAGTTGCTCACCTGCCCGAAGTTGTTGATATCCCCAGGTTTGTTGTTGGAATCACGCAGGAAGAAGTTGAGCGGCTCGACGATCACCAGGTCCCCGTGCTTGCAGTGCTCCCCGATCATGATTTCCAGATAGGGAATAGTGCCGCGCATGTCCTTCAGGGACAGCAGGTTGATGACGATGCCGGTCAATCCAAGCCTGGCGAGGGTCGCATCTGTCTCCTGCCGCCCTCTATCCGCCGTTATGTAGACGATCCTGGTATCGAACGCCCGCTTGGTGAGGAAGTCCAGTCCATGCTGCATCGCGTGAATCTGCTGCATGAACAGCGTGGTCTTTCCGGTCGCTACAGGCGCGGCGATGAGATGCACGAGGTTCCGGGGGAATATGCCGTCGACGATGAATTTCTTTGCGGTTTCGGTGTTTTCGTTCGGTTGAATAGCGCTCTCGTCGTCGGGCATTGGTCCTCTCTGCAAGAAAAAAGGGGCCGGGAGGCTTGCAGTCCAACCGGCTCCCTTTGGAGTCGCTACCACAAACCAGACTGTTTGGCGGGATCTGATTGGGGTGGCGGGGACAGCATACACCTGTTTCAATCGGATTACAAGGGCTGACACACTAATAAAATATCAGTGGTCTACGAGATAGTTATTGACATGGAGCGTCTGTTGCGCTTATCCTGTAGCCGATGACGGTAGGGCAACTGATCCAAGCGCTAAGAAAGTTTCCGAAGGACATGGATGTTGGTTACCTAGACGTGAGCTATAGCGATAAGAGCTTCGCGTTGCAGCCTTTGAACGATGTGAAGATGCTTTTTGTTTACGCCGCCATTCGCGAGGAACCTAAATCGGAGCCTGAATAACCATGCACAAAATCCCGCGCTCGCCGTTCAAAAAGCACCGCAAATCCCGCGCGCGCGCACCTAAATCCGCTGCCAATAACAACGTCAAAGCCCTGCGCACCGCCGTCCAGTTCAACACGAAGCGCAACCACCACACTCGCGTCATCATCCCCTCTGAAGCGATCTTCGCGCTCCGCCAGTATCTCGGCATGACGCAGGGTTCGTTCGCGGCGCAACTCGGCGTCACCGAACCCTGCGTGTCCTGGTGGGAGTGCAAACGCCGCTCTCCGAATCGCAAGCTGTCCGAGAAGCTGCGCGAACTGGCCGCGATGAATGGCGTTGATTTAGAGAAGCTGGTGGATCGGAAATATTATCAGGAGCAGGCGCGGGTGCGCGTGTTCGTGGGCATTGTTCCAGAGGCAAAAACGGAAAAGGAGACAGTACAGGCATGAATTTATTCAACGCCCTCAACGGTCCGTGCGTGAAATCAGATCCTGACGTGCAGCACGGAACAATGTATCTTCTGGCCCTGCGTAAACCAAATGAGACGGATGAAGAATGGGCTAAGCGCTGCTGTATGATCTACAACATCGGCGTGCCCGTCAAAGACGAAGGAGAACAAAGTGAATCTGTTTAACGCCCTCAACGGCAAGGAGGCCAAAGCGATCATCCTCGGCGAGGTCACGAAGGCCCTGGAGAATGATTCTGAGTTCCGCGAGCACCTGACCTTTCCTCGCGTCAGTTGGTCCTGGCGTCTGGAAATGCGTATCTACCCGCGCACTCCAGAAGAGAAGGTGATCGAGGTCACTGGTGACGCGATTCAAGTAACTCGGGATGCCGATGGGAACCTGATGCCGGTGGTCCCTGAGTCCGCCACGCATGTCAAAGAAGTCCTGCAATCGGAACGGACGGAGGTGGTCGCGCCGGATGCGGTGCGCGAGGTCGCGGGGCTGCATACCGAAGCCGCCGCGCCTGGCGGGATCAGGACAGCCAGAGCAGCGGAAGTGGGCAAGGCGGCGCGGAATCCCACAGTGTCGCCGGGGCTGAACCGCTAGGTTCCAGTGTTTATTACGATTGCGTTACTGATCTGGCTCTGTTTGAACTTAGGCGATGTCATATGCTACGCATTTGCCAGGCTGCAAGGCGCGCCTAGAAACTTGTGGCCGTTGAGTGGTTATTTTTTGTTGTGGCGTGCGCTAAAAGGCGGTTGGTATAGATGACCCTCCTCGATCTCCATGTCGAACTCGCGGTCACGAACGCGCTACTAAAGCGCATCGCGGACGCACTCGACCGCGCTATCCCCATCACCGACCAACCAGACCACTCCGCCCACCCGCTGATCGGCCTCGCAGATATCTCCCGCCTTTCGCCAGAACGGCTGGCCAAACAAGACGCCGAACGCGCTACACTCCCCTTCAGGGCGAGCGCGCGTGTTTTCTCTAAAGCATCACGCGATGAGGGCGGAGGGGTGGAGACGCCTCAATCCGCCACCAATCCCGCTGCCTCCATTAGCTCCATCGGCCAGTGGGACCACGACGATCCGCTCGACACCCTCGATGATCTTGAATGGCCGCCCAATTACGCAGGTGTGGATAGATGACACTCCCGCTAAACATGCGCTGGCACGCGCTCATTACAGGTTATTCAAATTCATGAACACCAAGATCACCGCCGCGAAGTCACCGCTGCTTGCGATCCTGAACGAGTTGCCGGGCGGCTGGCACACCGCTTTCGCTATCCTGGAGCATATTGCAAAGCGCGACGCGGATTCCGAGGAGGCGAAACTCATGGCCGCGTGGGAGGAGGTGTTCTCCACGCACCCGAACGAAGCAACGCCTGAGATGATCGCAGTCGCGGCGGGCATGACTCCATCGCATATGGTCGGGCTGGTCGCCGAGGCCGCACATTTGACGAAGGTGAATATCGCGCGCCTTATCAAAGCGATTCGCCTCGATGAAGTAGCGGAGCGCGGCGTCAAAGAAGCGCTGAAGTCCAGCGGGTTCAAGGATCGCGAAGCCATCCTGGCGTCCGCTGGAATCTACCCCGCCCGCGCTGGCTCGATAAATATCTACAACAATCCCACAGCCGCCGCGCAGGCAGGAGTGGAGCTGAACAAGGCCCTCGGCGAGTCGGATGCGATGGACGAGTTCGAGCGGGACACGCTGGATTCCACAGCGTTCCTACGTTCTGTAGATGGGCAGCCAGAGCCGCAACGACTGGAATCCCCCGCGAGCTTTGTTGACGCGACAGCGACGGTCGTACCAGAAGCGGAGACTGCGTCGTGACCGCCTCCGATAGCGCGCTAGACCTGCTCAACTCCGGCCATATTGCGGAGTCTATTCCGCCGCTCCGCGAAGCCGCGCTCTGCGATCCGTCCTACAAATCCTTCCTCAACTACGGGATCGCGCTGCGCTACTCCGGCGACTTCACCAACGCCCTGATCTGGCTGGCCAAAGCGGTTTGTTTAGACACGCGCCCGCCGAACGCTTTCCTCGCGCTGGGGAATGTTTCAACGGAACTCGGCGAATGGGACCACGCGCTGGGCTATTACGAATCCGCGTTCTACCGCGTTTCTCATCAGCAGTCCGGCGCGGACGCGATCCGCCAGGTTGCCATCGCCTACGCCTCCGCTTTAATGCGCGCGCACCGCTTCTCCGAAGCCTGGCCGCTCTGGGAGCTAGGCCGCTTCAACCGCTCCTACTTCGCCCTTCCCGGCACTCAGCAATGGCTGGGCCAGCCGTGCGACTCGCTGCTGGTGGTCTGCGAGGGCGGGTACGGAGACGCGATGCTCTACGGGCGCTGGCTACCTCTGCTCCATACACGCGCGCGCTACGTCAGTCTGCTGATCTGGGACCGCATGACGGATTTCCGTTCCTGGAAGCTGCTGGGCGTTGACGAGGTGATCTCGCAGTCCACGGAAATGGAGGCTGCAAATACTCAGTATACAACCAGCTGGATGAGCCTGCCCGCAATATTCGGGATGAAGTCGGTTGCGGATATTCCCCCGGACGACGCGCTTCGCAATGCCTACGACATGAAATCGGAGCGCATCGGCTATTGCTGGCGCGCGGAGGAGAACCTCACACTCCGTCCTGTCCGCTCGCTCGATGACGACTCCGCGCAATCGCTAGCGGACGCCCTGGCCAACTACGGCGAGGTCACCTCACTGGCTCCATCAAAACTCGCGCTTTATACCACTAAGGGCTTTGTAATCCCAAGTGGAATCCTGCAAGACGAATCGCTCATCGCGGGCTGGCGCGTCACCGCCCAGACCATCCGGTCCTGCAAGCTCGTCGTGACCGTGGACACAGCGGTCGCGCATCTGGCAGGGCTATGTGGCGTGCCTACGCTAATCCTGCTCCCCTGCAACTCGGACCAAAAGTGGGGCACCGCCGACAACCAGCCGACCGACCCCTGGTACGGCGCGCATGTCCATTACTATCGCAACGCCGATCCGCACAAGTGGAACGTGGAGGAGATCGCGTCGTGCGCGGCGTCTACTATAACGAGCTAGACCCATATTGCTGCCAATGGCTACGCAACCTCATTGCCGCTGGGCATCTACCGGACGGAGAAGTAGATGAGCGGTCTATCCGAGAGGTTTCTGCAACTGATCTCCGAGGCTTCACGGCCTGCCATTTCTTCGCGGGGATCGGGGGGTGGCCGCTGGCGCTCAGGCTCGCGGGATGGCCGGATGACCAGCAAGTCTGGACTGGCTCCTGCCCCTGCCAGCCTTTCTCCTGTGCAGGCAAGCGGGGCGGCACAAGCGACGAACGGCACCTGTGGCCGGAGTTCCATCGGCTCATCGGCGAGTGCGCTCCTCCAGTCGTGTTTGGAGAGCAGGTTACGTCAAAGGATGGACGTGAATGGCTCGCTGGAGTACGAGCTGACCTGGAAGCGATGGGATATGGAGTCGGGGCCGCCGATTTGTGCGCTGCGGGCGCGGGCGCGCCGCACATCAGGCAGAGGTTATGGTGGGTGGCCGAGTCCGAATCTGTACGATGCGGCAGGCGGGGGGTCCATAACGGCGGCGGAGCGCAGGGCTGCGGGGATGAAGAGGCCGAGCGGGGCGAGTTATGGGAGCCAGTTGAGGCACTTGGTGTTGATGGCCGGTTGGGTGAGTCCGACCGCATGCAGCCCCAACAGCCTGCGCGGGAACGGCCAAGACCCGGAGAAGAGGAAGGCTGGGGGGCATGCAGTGAACCTGCAAGATCAGGTGCGGCTGGCTTCTGGTCCGCCCACTCCCTCATCCCCTGCCTCGACGGAAAAACGCGGCGCACTCAACCCGGACTTTTCCCGCTGGCTCTTGGGATTCCCGCCAGAGTGGGCAAGTTGCGCGCCTACGGCAATGCCATCGTCCCGCAAGTTGCGGCCCAGTTCATAGGCGCGTTTATGGAGGCTTCTTGTATCACCCGTCCGTGATCCAGGCTAACGTAGAGCGCTACCAGGCCCGCCTGGACGACCGCGCCCGCCACTCTCTGAATCCGGACGAGTCCAAGCTATCCCTCCGCTACCATTCTATTTCCGAAGTCCGCACCGCCTGCTCCCACTTCGCCGATAAGCTCCGCGACTGGGACTACGAGCACCAGCGCGATCCTAAATACCCTCCTCTCAAATTCGATCTCGACGAGCGCCGCTTCGCCCGGAACGAAAAGATCATGTGCCAGCTCGACTATCTGTACTGGGCCACGCGCTACGCCATGATCCGCTCCCGCGACGGCGCGATGATCCTCTACTCCCCGAACGTGGCGCAACGAATTGTGCATACAATCCGCGCGGAGTCTGAGTTGATGCAGGTCGCCATTGCGTTCATCCAGCTCAAAGCCCGCCAACTCGGCGTTTCTACCGACACGGAGTTAGCGGTCCTTCATCGCGCCCAATTCTACGCGCACACCAACGCGGTCGTGGCGTCGTCCGATCCAGACAAGTCCACCAAAATGGCGGGCATGATGGAGCGGGCATTCGAGAATCAGCCCTTCTACCTGCGCCCTGGAATCCGTCAGGTCATTGGCGAGCTGATGGAGTTTCCCTTGCAGCACTCGTTCATATCCATCCAGCACGGGTCGCAGTTCACCGGGATCAGCCGTGGTGACACACCTACGGTAGCTCATCTTTCAGAGTTGTGTGACTTCAAGAATGCAGAGGACTTAGTAGACGCCTCGCTCATGCGCGCCATGCACGATTCCCCCTACATGTATCTCGTGCTCGAATCCACCGCGCAAGGCCGACGCAACTGGTGGCACAAATCCTGGGAGCACGCCAAATCCGCCTGGTCCAGTGGCCGCGCGCGCCTGCGCCCTATCTTCCTGCCTTGGTTTGTTGGGACTGACCTGTATCCCACCCCAACCTGGCTCCGCGCGCGCCCGAAACCTCTCGACTGGAAGCCCGAGCAGACCACCATCGCCCATGCCGAGCGCGCCCGCAACTACGTCCGCTCAAACACTCTCCTCCGCCAGTTCCTCGGATCTGACTGGACGATGCCTCTCGATCAGATGTGGTTCTACGAAGTCGAGCGCGCGGAGCACGTAGCGAAGAACGAGCTGAACAAATTCCTCCAGGAGATGCCCGCAGATGACCTCGAAGCGTTCCAGTCCACCGCGATCTCGGTATTCGATACAGACACAATTTCATGGTATCGAGACGAGGCCGGGAGAAGGACTCCTCTCGGTGTGTATACGATCCTTGGAGACGATATCCCTGATCGGTTACGAGTCCCTCAACGACAATGGGACGGTGACAAACCTAGTATTCTCGTTAAAGCCAACTGGACCCCCGGCGTCACCTACGACTACACGCTCCAACCAGTCCGCTGGGAGGGATACTCGACCGATGATGGACTCGGCAAGCTCTACGTCTACGAGCACCCGGAGGATGGGGAGGAATACGGGTTCGGCGTAGACACCTCGGACGGCTTGGGACAAGACCGCTCGGTAATCGAGGGCCTCCGCAAGGGCAACCTGCACCGCAACGACGCGCAGGTCTGCGAGTATTCCAACCCGTATATCAACGCCTTCGACCTCTGGCCGATCTGCATGGCGATTGGCTCCTACTACGCCGTCCGGCGCGTTGGGATGAAGCAGCAGCCGCGCATGGCGATTGAATGCCGCGGGAATGGCGAGGCGACGCAGAACGAATTGAAAAAGCGTGGTTGGTCTAACTTTCACCTGTGGGTCCGCTACGATACCAAGCGGATTCGCAAAGCCCAGGCTCAGAAACTAGGCGTCTTTACCAACTACTGGTTCCGTGCGATGATGATGGACCAGATCATCAAGTGGCTTCGCGACGGCTGGCTGGATATCAACTCGCCGTGGTTTGTGGTCGAGATGGAGGATCTGGAGCGCGGCGAGGATGTCCAGGAACTCAAAGCGACCTATGGAGGCCACGATGATCGTATTATGGCGATGGGCTTTGTCCTGCTATCACTATACGACACCGAGATCCGCACGGGAATTCGGACTCCATCTACTCGCCCGAAGCGCGGCGAAGGACAGCATCACGCGACTTTCGACGAGCAGTTCAGCTGGCAGTCGCGGGATATTCCGCTGGTGAACACGTCTATGGAGGGATTTCTGGGCGCGCCAGCATCTCGCGACGGGCAGATTTACAAAGACCCGCGAGTTTACCTGTTCGGCGGTCGTCAGGAACCAGAGGAGCAATTCAATGAGTTCGACCTGTAACGATTGTGGAAAGGAGCTAACCATTGGAGATTTCCCATTCTGTCCGCACGGCTCTATCTTCTCCAGCCGCGCTCAACACTTCGATCCTATCGTTATTCACGTTTCTCACGATGGGCAATACCGATTCCCTGCGTCTACCGACGCGCCTGTCCCAGCCGGATATCGAAAAGTTGAGGTCAGGACGATACAAGAAGCTGATCGAGTCTCTAGAGAAGTCAATGCCCGAGAAGACTCCACGCTTCGTCAGGTACAATACCAATCAGACTCTTCAAGAGCGGCGACGCGCGCGCGGAATAGGGCCTTCATGAACAACCTCCGCGACCGCATGAGTCCCGCTGGACGCCAGTTCCTAGACCAAGTCCGCGAGTACCAGGAGCAGAAGGATCGGCAGCGGGAGAACACGCGGCCACGCTCCACGAATTTCCACATCGAAGTGTTTGCGAATGACAGCAGCAACCGCGAGAGCCATAGCGACGAAAGGACCGGATGGCGGAGTCGAAAGGGTTAGCTGACTACAAACGCCTGCTGGCCGACCGTCCCGAGAAGCTAACCGGCCCCGAAGCCGCCTACCAGTCCCAATCCCAAAACAAGACCGACTACTTCTGCCGCGACTGCAAGCACTTCTTTCAAGGCCCCGTGGCTGGCTATAACGTCTGCGAAGTGGTACGCTTGCAGCCGGAGAAGTCCATCGAATCTCATGCGAAATGCAAGTTCTGGACGCGCACGGGCGAGCGCTTCCCACTCCTGAACTCCAAGGACTAACATGGCCTATCGCGAGTCCGAATGGAAAGCACCCCCGGAATACGACCAGCGCGGCGAGCGCACGCCCGCTGATAAAAAGATCGGATGGCTCCGTGAAGCAATCGGTGAAGCAGAATCTTACATGCGCCAGCAGCGGTCCTATATCGATATGGACCGGGCTCTCGATGTTGTTGCGGGCGTATCAGCGTCCGATATCCGGCAGGCTCGTACTTTGTCCGGTGTTCGGGTTAATCGAGCCAAGCGCAATGTTAGAGAACTGGTCGCCACACTTAGCAACCTGCGCCCGATGTGGGGCTACAAAAACGACAATCACGACTACGACCAGCACGCCCTGATCCTCAACAAAATGGTGTCCGCGTGGTGGCACAATACTTTCGCCGACCGCGCGATTCGCAAGGCCCTGCAATATGCCTTCGTCATGGGCACTGGCTATATCTCGCCAGTGTGGAAGCGCGACTACTGGTCCGTTGGCCGCGGCGATATTCACCTGAATGTCTATGGCCCGCGCGATGTCCTGTTCGTCCAGATGCCGTCTGACCACAACCTACAGGGCGCTTATGCAGTCTCCATCCGCATCCGAACTCCCATCCACATAGCGCACGCACTCTGGCCGGAGCACGCGGATAAACTCAAGCCTACCTATGTCGCCAGCGGCTCCATGAAGCGCGGCCTCGGTCGCGTCCAGGGCTTCGTGACTCCGCTCCTCCGCCGCCTAGGAATGGGCCAGGCCCGCCGAGAAGAAGACGACACCCCGTTCCCGATGTTGGATATCTACCACACCTACATCATGGATGGGCAGATCAACCTCGGCCCGCGTCCGCTCGTCATGGGCGACCCGGACACGAACTGGTCCTACGAAGTCCCTGTCTTCAACTCCGAAATCCCCTCCGGCCTGCGCGATATGCAGGGCCACTCGTTGACCCGCCGCGCGACGCGCGAAGACGCGATGCTCTATCCGAATCGCCGTCACTTTGTAGCTAGCATAGACAACAACGTGGAACTGAGCGATGGCCCGTCGCCGTGGTGGATACGCGGCGTTCCCCTCGTCCCCTTCACCATCGACGACTGGGCCTGGGAGCAGATCGGCTACTCCGCCATGCGCGACCAGGCTTCTATTCAGGCATCCAACACCGGCCTGATGCGCGCGGTCGAGGACGCCGCCAACACCCGCCTGCGCCCGAACGTGTTCTACGACATGGACGTACTGGCCAAGACCCTGATGGACGATTTCGACTTCCGCCAGGGCGGCCAAGCCATTCCGGTGAAAATGCAGATGGTCGAGACCCCGATCAAAACCGTTCTGGACCCGCGCCACTACGAAGTCCCCGCCTACATCCCCGAGTGGATCAAGGCGCAGGAGGAGCGGATGGACCATCTCGTCGGAGTCCGCGATATCACCGCGCTCGCCAAAGCCCGTCAAATCCCCTCCTCTGAGTCCATAGACAAGATCATGGAGATGGCTGGGCCTATCGTCACGGATATGTCCCGGAACATGGAATCCTCGCTCAGCGGCCTCGGCCAGATGTGGATGGCGCTATTCTTCCAATTCATGGCCACCACGCCCCGCAAAGTCCAGGTGCTCGGCAAGGATGGATTCACCGAGGAGGACTTCGACTACGAACCAGGCAACATGATCCCAGCGCACCTGCCCGGCGAGCAGCGCGACCTGACCTCCCCGACCTCGCTCCTGCAACGCGCCCGCTGGCACATGTCGAACTTCGTCTTCCACATCACGCCGAACTCCAGTCACCAAATAACGCAGATGACCAAGAAGATGCTCAATCTCCAGCTATTCCGCATGGCTGGCCTGCCCTTCCCGATGGACCCGTGGACGCTGGCGGAATCAATGGACATGAATATCGGCCCCACCCCCGAGGGCACCGCTAACCAGTTCGACCGCTGGAAGGCGTGGATGAAGATCGTGAAGGAGATGATGCCCCAACAAGGCGGAGGTGGTGGCGGTGGGAAGGGGCGTCCTCCTAGCGGTGGCGCTCCTCCTCACATGGTGAACAAAGGCGGACGGCAGACCGTAGCGGAGTCCCGGTGATCCTCGCGCGTCCATCTTGCCTGCGCTGCCACCGCTTCATGGAAGTCGTTGCGCTTGTCGACCACGCCCCCGTCGCCTACTCCTGCCTGTTCTGCTCCTTCATCTGGCAGATCGTCATCGCAGGCCACCCGAATTTACCATTTGACATCCTCTGCATAACCGATGTAGTATCAACTCGACAACATGAACCCGTCAGTCAGTTCCGGTAATCTCCTGACAGGTATTCCCGTCACAACTGCGGCAGCGTCACCAGCATCACTGAGTACCGATAGTTCGTTTCAAGCGAGCGGTCGGGGAAAGGAGTTCCCTATGTTCAACATGAGCACCCGCGAGATCAAAGAGCGGCGCAAGCGGCACAAAAAGCGGTAACGAAATGGCACGGCGAGGTTCCAAAAGGCCCCATCGCCGCAAACGGGGCCGATACTGAATCAGGCTGCATAACCGGAACTGACTGGCCCTCGACAATTTATGAAACGAATGAAAAAGCGCGGTTCGATGAAAATTGGCGGGAAGGTACGGACGCCATTCATGCAGCGCATTTCCAGTGGGAAGAAGCGCTAGTCACCTATGGGCGGAGTAGCAACCCCATTCAGCGGCGGCTTCGTTCCCCCCGGCGCGTCTGGCTCCCCGGAATCCGGCGCTCCTCCTCAGCAAGGCCAGCAGCCCCCTGACCAGCAGCAGCCCGGCATGGACGCGATGGGCGGCGGCCAGCAGCTCCCAGCCCCCGATCCGCAGGAACACCTGCGCGCGATCATGCGCCAGTACCGCCAGGCTGAAATGATGATCGACGGCCTTGCTGCCGCGTCTGGTCCCGAAACCGCGCCGATGGCCCGCGTCATCAAGGAAGCTCTGCGAAAAATGATGAGCACCGCTGTGGCTCGCCCCGGTGCCGTCCCCGAACCCGCTTCTCCAAGGACTCTCGGTTAATGACCAATCTTTATCATTGCGACGCTGCCCCCTTCACGCGAAGGATAAGCGCGGCGCGTAGAACCATCCACAAGCCCTCCACCAAAAGGGCCGGAGCCAACTAATGCCCCAACCCAACCCAGCACCAACATCCGATGATTTCGACCTGCAAACGTGGCTTGCGGACATCTCCGCAGACGCTTCGCTCTCGCAGGAAGAGGTTCAATCCCTCGGTAAAATCCTGGGAAACGACAAAGTAAAGCCGAAGCTGCGCGATCAATTCCTGATGCGCCGGGACTATTCCCGGAAAACTCAGGAGATCGCGGATCAACGCCGCGAGAACGAACGCGCCGTGGAGGACATCCTCTCCGAACGCGCCAGCCTCGCGCAGTGGAAGGACGGAGTGGACAAGCAGCTTAAAAAAGCCTACTCCGATCTCGACACTGAACGCATGACCACCGCCCAATTCCGTACACGGATCGCTACTATCGCCGAGCAAAACGGCCTCGATCCGCAAGAATTGCTCCAGGGAATTAAGGGAGCCACGGATGCTACCGGAGCCGCCGCACGAGCCGCCGCCGCTACAAATGGTGTCGGCAATGGCGCAGGCAACGGGGCAGGTGACGGTCAAACCAGCTTCGACCCAACCAAATTCGTTTCCGCTGACGACTACAACCGCTCACTGCGCCAGCTCCCTCTCATCGACGCGCAAGTCAATGACATTTTCGACGAGCACCAGGAACTCACTGGTAAGCCGCTCAAGATGGAATACACCGACTCCTCCGGGAAACGGTGGACGGGACGCATGGCGCTATTGGTCAAGGTGACCGAGCACAACAATCGTCCTGGCAACAAGCCGATGTCTGTACGCGATATGTACGAGACGGATTTCAACATCCCAGCCGTTCGCCAGGAACAACTCCGCGAAGCTATCCGCAAGGAAGAACGCGACAAGCTCGACACCGAATACAAGACCAAGCTCAGTGAACAGATGCTCGCAGGCGGGACACCGGGACGCACGACACCTCTGGCTGACAGGCCGAAATCTGTCTTGTTCGACGAGAAGCGCGATCAGCGCACTCCCGCCGAACGGGACACCGCCGCCGCTTCTGGAACCAATGGAGACAATGGCCGCTCGAATAGCGAGCCACCCCCATCCAGTGCAGCGACTCGTGATAGCCGCTGGCAGCGGGCCGCGTCACACTACGTGGAGCGCCGCTCGCAGGGGATTCCGCTAGGCCAGGAAGCGCCTGCCGGGAAGACGGGGCTATAGACCGCAGTTGCAGAAGTCCGACGACTAACCTGCTGCCCACAGGACTCGATTGCTGACCGCTGCCACTTGCAATTAGGTGGCTAAGTGGCTGATCCGATTCTTGATGAGATAAACTTAACGACGCTCAAGGAAATCTATCCTGACGCCGTAGAGGATAACTTCTTCCTCGACTCCCCGTTCATGGCGCACCTCCGCAGGAAGTGTATGGTCCCGTTTACTGGCGGTGCGTTCATGCAGACCGTGTTCATCTACGCCCCGCTCATCGGCGGTGCGTACACGCGCGGCCAGAACTTCAACATCAACAAGCCCCAGACGCTCTCTGGCACGGAATTTGACCCGAAATACTACGAGGTCTCCGTAGTTGAGTACAAGGAGGACATCCAGGTACTCAACAAGGGCGATTTGTCGATTTTCAGGCTCATCGACATCGACATGCAGAATGGCGTGCAGACGATCAGCGCGATTCTAGCTGTCGAGCTGGCCCTGAACGGCCAGACTGCCGGTAGAACGCCGGACATCAACGGCTGGCCGGAAGCGATCAACGACGGGATCGTTCCGAGCTGGGACGGGAATATCTACACCAGCTATGGCACGCAAGCCCGCAACGGCGCGATCACCAAGGCCCTCAATGGCAACGTGATCTGGGCAGGGAACAGCGACGGCACCACCGCGCCGATCACCTACCAGCTCCTCGAAGAGGCCTACCAGACCGCTACCATCGGTCGCGACGAACCGGACCTCGGCGTGACCAACAAGGCCGCGTTCGCTTATATCAAGGAACGTATTCAGCCGCAGCAGCGCTTCGCTCAGGAACGCGATCCATATTGGGGGGCCTACGGGATGCGCATGAACAATGCGATGATCCTGAAGGACGACTATTTCCCCTCGCTGAAATACGGGCAGAACCAAGCAGGGATCGGCAACTGGCTCACTGCCACCGTCACCTCGCCCAGCTCCGCGACCAACCCCGGCAACTTCCCGAACGGTGGCACGCTCACCGTCGGCGAAGTATTCAACTGGTTCAACACCCGCAAGTTCCTGCTCCGGATGGCAGACGATCCCGAGTACGGAATGGGCTTCTCGGGCTTCGTCCCCGCGCAGGACAACACGCGCGTTGTCGGACAGATCAAGTGCGCTCTGAACCTGGAGTGCATCGCGCCTCGACTGAATGCTCAAATCTACGGGATTGGAGGCTAAGGAGACTAATATGCCACGACACACAGAGATCGCTCATCTTTCATCCCCGTATCTGGACTCGATCAACGACGCGTTCATCGGGTCCGGCTCATCCACCGGCACGGGCGGGCAGCCCTACCCCGGCCAACTCGGCGCGTTCATGGAGCTGACGGAAGCTCAAGCAGCCGCCATGTCCACCACGCCCGCCACGCTCACCTTGCACGGCGGGATCTACCAGTACGTGAAATTCCTGAGCACCAGCACATCCGCTGCGATCATTGGCGGAGTGGCGTTCTGGCAGGATCGGAAGAACTACGTGGTCAGCGCGGATACCGGAGCTACATTATTCGGCTACGTGGCTGGGATCTTCCTCAACATCCTGACCAAGGGCAACTATGGCTGGATTCAGGTCGGAGGGACGGCGAACGTGAAGTTCAAATCCTCCCTCACCGCCGCTACTCCAGCCATCGGTGACCTGGTGATCGTCGATCAGTCCGCTACTACCAGTGGCGCGCTCGGCGACGATCCAACACAAAGCGGCAACCCGACCTACACGATCCTCAAGTCCGTGCTCGGTGTCGCTGAGGCCGCACCCATCGCCTCCACCATCTCGCTCGTCGAGCTATGGCCGCGATTCTGGAACGAGTAGTCAGCTCAGAAAGGAGCTTATCCAACTATGAGCGTAACTCTCGTCGCACTTTACGGGGAAGGGGATCGGATGGTTTCGATTATCAAAGTCACCGGCCCCTCTTCCTATACGGCAATCACCCCAGGCACGCCGCCTGCGGGGCCAACGGGCGGCCAGGACATCCAGGCCGTCGCGTTCGGCTTGAAATACATCAGCTTCGTCAGCGGGGGCTTGGACCAGTCCGGCACATACAACGTGCTGCCTGTTCCCAACGTCCCCAGTGGCGGATCTGGCGCAACCAAAGCCACGCTCATGTGGACCACCGCCAATGGCGGAGCTGAGGCGTCCGGTGATCTTCACACCTTCACCGTGCGCCTGATGGCGATTGGCCGCTAGCTCGCGCGGAGCACTATGGCTTCGCTGGACAACACGGCAAATGAACTCGTCGGGACATTTCCGGGGCTAAGCCTCCTCGTCGCGCGGAATCTTGTCAATAAAGCCTGGCAGGATATCCGCGACGAGGGGCTGTGGTCGTGGCTGGTCGCGGAGGGTCCGCTGGCTGTTCCATCGGCGGTCAGCGATGGCCTGGTCACGGTCACAAATGGAGTCGCTACCGTAACCGGCGACGCAACCGCCTCCGCCGCCTGGACCGCAATTCAATTCGCTACTCCACCGCTTGCCAGTCCGAATCTCGGTCAGGGCCGTCAGTTCCGCTTTGGAACCAGCGGCTCCCCGATCTACAACATCATCGACTACGATGGGGTTTCCACGATCACTTTGGACCGCGTGTATGCCGAGCCGTCCAACGCTGGCAACTATCAGATCGTCCGCTTTTATTATGCGCCACCAAGCCCGGACTTCCTGCGCTATTTCTCCATCACCAACATCGCGTTCGCCTACTCGATCACCGGGAAATTCCTCAACTTCAATCAGGAGCAGCTGAACCGCATGGACCCGCAGCGGGGTTCGTTCGGCGATGCCTATATCCTCGCGTCTTATAAACCGGCAGCGGATGGAACGCCAGTCCACGAACTCTGGCCGGGTCCGGTGAACGCGAATCCCTACATCGCGATCTACCAGCGCCGAGGTATCCCGCTCACTCCAACAGGTGTGACGCCAGTCGTAGACATCCCAGCGACGCTCAGCCCGGTGCTCCTTTCCACCCGCGCCGAATACCGTACCGCATTGTGGGCTTCGATGAACATCAACCGCTACCGCGACCTGGCCGGGATCAACTGGTTCAACGTCCGCAAGGAAGCCCTGTCCAATTACAAAGAAGAGATCGTCAAGGCGCGGCGGCAGGATTTCGAGATATTCAAAAACACCTGGATCGCACCGAAGGGCCAGTATCTCGGCTTCCCGGTAGACGCTTCGTTCATGCAAGGGCATGACGTGGACATCATGTTCGGAGGACTCGGCGGATGAGGTCCATCATCGGTGAGATACGCGAGATTCGAGAAACGATGCACCGGCTATTCCGCGCCTGCGCCGAGTGTTGTTCTCACAAGGCCATTCTCGCGGACCTCCGTACTCTGCGCGATCAGCAATCCGCCATGCTGGAACTGCTCCAGCAAATCCTGGCGGCGGTCGCACCTCATCCCGCCGTCAAATTCATCATCAAATTCGAAGACTCACAAGGAGAATCAACTATGCCGTTAAGCATGCCAGCAAATCGAAAAGACGAGAAGTATTTCATCATCGGCGAGGACAATGATGGTCTGGTCGGCGCGCAGCTCGCTCCGGGCCAGACAGTCACGGTCGTATCCGCCGATCCGAATACGGTTGCTTTGGTGCCCGATGCGACACCTGCCGTGGATGCCGAGGGAGTTCAATCGGTAGCGAGCGGTGCTGTCGTAGTCGGCCCGTCGCCATCGCTGAACACGCCCATTACCTGCACCGTCACCGTGCTGAATCCAGACGGTGGAACAGCGGAAACCCAGAGCGACACCGCGACGATCACCGCCGCCGTTCCGGGCGTTGCCACATCGGTCGGCGTGTTGTTCGAGGAGACGGTGAGCGGGTCTGTTTCTCCAACCACCGCCGCGCCTACAAAGAAGTAACCGCGTCCGATTGATCCGATTGAAAGGGCTGGTGATATAATATGCCAGCCCTTCTAGGAGGCTTATGCTGTATAAACGCCAGTCCAGAGACCTTTTGATCCTCGTCATCATCGCGCTGTTCATCACCACGAACTGCGCGAAGCCTACCACCACCACTCCAGTAACTCCCGCGAACGTTCAGATGGCGCAGTTGTCCAAAACTATCGCGGACGCTGAGTCCACTGCCTCCAAAACCCTGATCGCGCTCCGCGAAAACGGCAAGATCACGCAGTCCGAGACGCAGGTGGTCCAGAACTATATCGTCGTGGCTGCGACTACAGGCAAATCAATGGACGCGGAGTTAGTCAGCGCGGATGACTGGCCTACACAAAAGTCCAAGATCATCCAGATGTGGGTTGCTACCGGGATCGGCCAAGCCAAATCTAGCTTGTCCCCTACCGCTGGGTTGGTTCTGGATAGCATCCTCAGCGCGGTCAATCAGATCATGACCGCTATCGGAGGTCCGACAATATGAGTCCCGCCGCCATTCAACTCCTGCTCGCGCTGCTCAACGCCGCCGCGCCTGGCGCGATCCTCCTCGTGCAAGACATCATCGCTCTATTCCACAAATACCCCGCGTTGACTCCCGCGCAGATCCTCGCTGTGGTAGAGTCCCTGACCAAGAGCGCGGACCTCCAATACGACGCGGTGATTGCGGAGATCCTGGCCGATCAAGCCGCGCACTCGACGCAGCCTGCGCCAAAGGTGCCCTGAATGCCGATGCTATTCAATGGCTTCTGGACGAATCTGGACTGGGACAACTGGCTCTACGGCCTGATCGCCGGATTCCTGGGCGGCGGCTCCGGTGCGGTGATTTCCGGCGTTGTCGTCAGCGTGAATGACCCGGCGCACTACAACTTCGCTACCAGCGGCTTCTACGTGCTTGTGTTCTCGGTCTTTGTGGCAAATGGCCTGCTGAACTTCTTCGGCTATCTGCATCAGAATCCGCTGCCCAAAGCCAGAGTAGTCACTACCGTCGAGACCACCAAGACCAGCCCGCCTGATACGCAAACCAAAGTAACCGTGGAGAAGACCGAGATCGTACCCGCAGCACAGGCACCGCCTGTTGTACCCCCTGTTGAACCACCGAAAGGAGATTGACTATGCCGCTTCTCGTCAGCCTACTCGTTCTTTGCATCGTGATCGCGATTGTCTACTGGATCTGGACGTTGCTACCGCTCCCGCAGCCGATGAAAAATATCGTGCTCTGCATTCTGCTCATTATTCTGCTGATCTGTGTGATCGGCTACTTCGCTCCGGTGTGGCCGAGCCGATGGCCGAGGTGATTTATGAAGCGGGTTAAAAAGGGGCGCAGTAAAATTAGAGCGACCATGCATGAGTTCAAGGAGGGCACGCTGCATAGCGGGTCCAAGCGTGGGCCGAAGGTGCGGAACCGCAAGCAGGCCGTTGCGATCGCGCTCAGCCAGGCGCGAAAGGGCAAGCGCCGCTGATGTCCTCCGCGCTCGGTGACTTCTATCCCTATCTCCTGGCCGCGCTCTGTGTGTGGCGAGAAGCGCGGGGGGAGTCCCAAGATGCGCGGCGTGGGGTGTGGTGGGTGATCCAGAACCGCGTAGGTCAGCCGATGTTCCGTCCGTCATTAACTCGCGTGGTCCTCCAGCCCTACCAGTTCTCCTCCTTCAACGCGGGCGATCCGAACGCGACGAAGTTCCCGAACGAAGCCATCCCACTCGACTGGCAGGCTTGGCTGGAGATCCTGGCCATCGCGGAGTCACCAGACACAGACCCAACATACGGTGCGTTCTATTACGAGTCCTTCCCGGTCGAGGAGCTAGACGCAATCCGTGGCAAGGATTCCTGGTTCGCCGCAGACAAGCTAACCGTGCAGCTCGGCGCGGTCAGATTCTACAGAATGTGAGGATTTAATATGGCATCACGCTCTACTCGATCCACTCAATACTTCGGCATCCAGATCACCCTGTCCGCCGCGACGCCGCAACAACTCCTCGCGCTGCTCCAAGCAGTGGACCCGAATATCAGCGGCAGCGTGCGCCAGCTATCCATCCAGAACGACTCCACCAGCCCCGCTGTCGTCCTGGTCGGTGACGCCGCGATATCCACCAGTCGCTACGGCTACCAGCTCAACGTAGGCTCCAGCAAGACCTATCAGGGCACGGATACTCAAGCTGTTCCGCTGGGCGCGATCTTCTTCTATTCCACCGGCGCGGCGATTTTGAACGTGGAGGGTTATGCCTAGACTACTCGCGCTCCTCACCTTCCTGCTCCTGCTTATCTCGCTCGTGATGCCCGCGCAGGCGCAGATCGAGAATCCGTCCGTGATCTATGTATCCGTTGACCCAAGCGGCGCTTGCGGGAACGGCATCATGCAGTATAACTACACGACCGGGAACTTCTGGGGCTGCGAGAATCGTGTCTGGACGCTTGTGACCGGCTCCAGTGGCGGTGGAGGAGGAGGGGGAGGTGGCGGGCTACCCCCCGGTGCGCCTGCGAATCAGATCCTCAGCGGTTGCGGCGTCGAATATACCAGCGGCCTGAGCTTCACAGTCGGCCAATGCACCTACGCCATCGGTGGTCAGACCTACACCAGCCCGATTGTCACGCTCACACTCAGTGCTGCTGATCCTACCAATCCCCGGATCGACGCAATTATCGTGGACATAACCAGCGCCGCTTCGGTCCTGACAGGCACGCCTGCCGCAACGCCCGCGCAACCGACCATCGACCCCTCTACCCAGCTCCTCCTGACCTTCGCTCTGGTCGCCGCAAATGCTACCACGCCGTCCAACATCACCACCGATTCGATCTATGACGAGAACACGGAATGGACCTGCACCGCGAGCGCACATTTCAACTGCGCTTCCACAAACAACCCCTATCACGGAACGAAGGATATCGAGTTCACCTCTGCCGTCCTGAACAACAACGTGACATTGGTGAAGCCCGCTGCCGGGACGGTGGACCTAGCGACCCGGAATACTCTAATCTTCTACCTCCGCTCCAAGGCAGTGTGGCCGACCGGTGCGTCCGGCGCGACCGCCGC